CCTGTAATTGACTGGCGAGGTTTTGATAACCGACGTTTTGATCCATTACATTTCTCCTGCCAGTTTACCCATTCCAACAAGCGCAGCAAGAATAGTGTAATTTGTTTTTTCTGGCAATTCTTTTTCTGTAAAAATATTTGACCCTATCAACTGTTCACGAAGCATAGCGTACAGGCTCTGGTCCTGTATTGCCTCAAATGCTATCTGCCCTATAGACTCCATCGTCCTAGCATCCAACCCATACTGTTGCATGAACTGCTGGGTTGCGGCCTGTGCTTGTTCCAGTTGTGGGTCCATTACAGTCCTAACACTTTGACGATCTGTTGGTGGATGCTCAAATGTACCCCTATCCAATCATAGAAATCATTTTCTACTTGCCAATCTGCGTTGATCAACTGAAAAGGATTGTCTAGGTTCAGTTGACTTGCCAGTCTTTCATGTTCTTGGTTGTGCACAAACAACCAGTCATCAAGGTTTTCTGGGTCTGCATCTATGATTGGGTACTGAGGTATCAATATACCTTTATCAGCCAACTGTTCGTAGAACAACTTGTGCTGTACACCGTTCTCAAACAGCATCACTCCTAGACCGTCTACGTCTCCAAACTCGACATAGGATAAATTATCCATGTCCATTACTTGTCTCTCATCTTATTGATGATTTCAAACGCAGACTTAACTTTTTCTTCAAGTACGGCAACTCTCAAGTCTAGCTTTGACAACACAATTATGATCGTCACCAGGCCCAGTAGAACAGGCCATGCTTTTAAGAAAAGTTCAGCTATTTCCATCACAAACCAAACAACTTCTTGACAAACTCTGCTGCAACACCTGGACCAAACAACACCGCTGCAATCACTGCGTAGAGAAGATACTCAATCTTGGTCATCCTCTTGTCGCCAGAAGCCAACGTATCAGAGATTTGTTTGTATCTCTCTGCACAAATTGCTTCGTGCACGGCTAGTTTGGTATCAAGGTTGTCACTCATTTACCACCCATGAAGTAGTGGCCTCGTCCCAGTAGTACAACTGACCATCAGTAGGCATTGCAACGGGTGCATTCCATTGGCAGGTTTCTTCATTTAGAAACCATGAGGGGAACGGCTGCGGAGGAATGAACGCATCACGCACCGAGTCGTAGGTGTACCCGATACCAGCGTAGTTTTTGCGAAATCCATCATCTCTAGATCGTTTACAAACTTGACCACGGAATTCACCGTACCACTGTTCCCAATCGGTGTTATCTGATCCTTGATCTCGACCGGGAATAATTTCAGTCACGAAATTGTTTTCATCAAGGAATGCGTAGTAATCCATCGTTATCACCAAGTAATAGTTCCAGTACCGGCAGTGAACCTATACACACGGTAACCGGACCTAGTAGGCTCGTTGTAGGTCAAGCCGCCACTGATAGCTGTCGGGGCTGCAAATGTATCTGGGTAGGCAATAATTACAACACCAATACCGCCATTTCCACCATTAGTATTGACTCCAAAGTTTGCGGCACCGCCTCCACCACCGCCGCCAGTGTTTGGTGTTCCAGCCACCCCGCTAGCACTGGAATCTCCGTTGCCTGCACCACCACCGCCTGTTCCACCTGCTCCAGCAGCGACCCCTCCTTCGGTTCGACCACCACCGCCGCCACCGCCTGAGTAATAAGTAGCAGTTCCACTAATACTAGTTTGAGACCCAATACCACCACTGCCAGATAAGGTAGTGGCCCCAGCACCGCCAACAGCCCCAGCACCACCACCGCCGCCAGTTGCAATGCCTTGTGTTGGAGAGTTGTTTCCGTTATTCCCCTGCCCAGCCGTCCCTAATCCTGCTGTATCAGTTGACCTAGCCCCCCCTCCAGATCCTCCGTCTTTACCGTTTGCCGGTGGTGTTGCTGAAGAGCCATACCCTGCACCGCCGCCGATAGAAGTCACACTGGCAAAAACAGAATTTGATCCTTTAGACCCTGAACTGGGGAAAATTCCTCCCGCCCCACCGTTTCCTACTGTGACGGTGTACGGGGTTCCACCAGTGACCGACAATGTGCTTGTTAAATATCCACCAGCTCCACCACCGCCGCATAGCCCACCACCACCGCCGCCGCCCCCTGCGACAACCAAATATTCAACACTACTTGGCGCAACGGGACCCGCAGTAGGACTGACGCTGTTACTGGCTGCGCTGGCAGGCCCTGTGCCGACACTGTTAGTAGCGGTAACTGTAAACGTGTAAGCCGTACCGTTAGTCAGACCTGTCACAGTAAGAGGTGAAGAAGCACCGCTAGCAGTAAACCCACCGGGGCTAGAAGTTGCCGTGTAGCTAGTAATAGCCGGTCCGCCGGTAGAGGCAGGAGCAGTAAATGGCACTGTCGCCTGAGTGTTACCAGGTGTCGCAGTGCCAATCGTAGGAGCACCCGGAACCGTACCTGCAATAGTAGCGGTCGCAGCCGATGTAGCATTCGCACTGCCTGCCGAGTTAGTTGCAGTGACAATGACTTTGATAGTGTTGTTATAGTCAGCGTCTACAAGTGGATAAGTTGCTGATGTAGCGCCACCGATGTTACTAACACCACGCACCCATTGATAGGCGTAAGTTGGTGTTGGGTAACCGTTCCACGTCCCGGTTGTGCTTGAAAGCGTTTGACCAACTGTAGTAGTACCAGAAATACTTGGCACTAAAACATTTGTTGGAGCGGTTGGAGTCAAATTTGCCGTAGCCCAAGAAAGAACGCCAGAACCATTAGTGATCAATACTTGTCCAGCAGTTCCGTCTGTATTCGGCAATGTCCAAGTTACATTAGATGAAATAAGAGTCGGTGCCTTAAAAGCAACGTAGTTGGTAACGCCGTTAGATAATTTAAGTAACCCACTGGACCCTACCTGTACGTTAGCACCGTCCCAGGTAAGGTTGGCAGAGCCGCCAAAAGATCCAGAACTGTTGAACTGAACTTGAGTGTTAGCGCCCCCAGGAGTGCCACCACCGCCACCTCCGCCACCACCACCGCCAAGAGTAGAAACAGTCTTCAGAACCATGTTAGACCCCATCTCCTGGTGTGATGTATATCACAGCATTACCACTGCTAGTAATCCCGGCAAAGTAAGCGTTAGGCGTGAACGTCAAGATCTCGTCTGTACCTGACAGTAGCGGGATAGATGACTGAGTGCTGGTGACAACAACTGCGTTAGCTACTGCACTTGCGTTAGCCTGCCCGTACCCCATAAACACCGTCACGTTACCGCTATTGATGATGCGGTACTGGTTACCACCAAGAGTGGTAGACGCAGCTTGCACGGAAGTTGTGGGAGAACTAGCGGTAGCCGTGAAGGTTATCGTGTTCCCCATAGGGGTAAAGGCTTGAATTCCCATTTTTTACTTAACCTTTAGGGTACTTTGCTTTTACGGCAAGACAAGCATCTATGTATGCCTGCACTTGAACTTGATCACCTTTGACAATCCCGTCTAGGTAATCATTGAAATTAGGATACTCAGCAGCCCTCTTAGCTTGGTAAGCTACTGCATTGTCTGCTGCAATCTTGGCATTCCACGCAGCATCCAGTTGATTTTGAGTCGGCTGTGCGCCTAGCTTGTCTACGTTCCACGCCAATACTTGATCTGACTGTCCTGCTGGCTGTCCTGTCTGGTAGTCACCGGGAGCACAGACAATATTGTTCTGGGACAAATAGGCTTGGATTTGGTCGTTGAGTGCCATCATTTGTCCTTATGAAGAGATGCCGTAGAGAGATGCAGTGCCATAGATGCTTCCACCATTCATAGCAATTCTTATGGCTGTTTTTTCGCTATTGTTACCATCTTGATTACCACCACCAACAATTGCAGTAGGAAAAAAACTTGGGTTAAAAAAAGTTAAAAAATTTATGGTTGGATAACTTCCAGAATTCATTCCTTCAATGTTAATGAACCCGCTAAGACCGGCTGTTCCACCATAACTAGAAAGTCCTGCAATAGACATACTTCCAACGCTAGCCTGCCCAGAATTGGATGAACTTGATATACCCATGTTCTGTAAACTCCAATTATATGAAGACGAAATATATGTTGGACCAGATCCGGTACCAAACACCATATTTAGAGTGTCAGAGGCACTGGGTGAAGATATTCTTTGAAGTATTAACAAATATTTGCTATATCCACTCAATCCTGTCCAAGCTAAAGAAGAACTACCACTTGCAGTCAAGGTGCTAATTAACGTCATTGCGCCTCCACCACCGGAAGGCGCAGAAGATGACCAAGTAGTACCGTCAGACGTTAATACGTTGCCGCTACTTCCGGGTGAAACAAATTGTATTGTCGATGACCCGTTGCCCAGCAACACACTGTTAGCAGTGAGTGACGAAAGACCAGTACCGCCATTGCCAACAAGCAACGTGCCAGTTGCATTTGCAACAGGAATGTTCGTTGTTGCAACAAGACTGCCTGATGTTGGAGTCCCAAGAGCAGGAGTAATAAGAGTTGGACTTGTGATGATCGGACTGTTGTTAAGAACTACTGCAACCGTACCAGTACTAGCGGCAACGCCCGTTCCTCCGCTTGCCACTGCCAGAGTTCCTGCAACCGTTACGTTCCCACTAGTAGATGTAGAGGGCGTCAGGCCAGTTGACCCGAAAGATATTGCGGTTACACCAGTTCCAGCAGCAGGATTGGTAGAAATCCACGCAGATCCGGTGCTGGTCAGAACATTCCCTGTAGTTCCTGGAGAAACAAGTCCTGTTCCTCCGTTGCCTGCTGGCAAAGTCCCGGTAACACCAGTGGTCAGAGGCAATCCAACAGCGTTTACAAGATTCCCTGATGTGGGCGTACCCAACGCAGGCGTAATGAGTGTTGGGCTGGTTATAACAGGACTTGTGTTGAGTACGTTTGATCCAGTTCCGGTGCTAGACGTGACTCCAGTGCCTCCACTGGCAACAGGAATGGGAGAAGAAAGGCTAATAGTGCCAGTGACAACTAGGTTTGCAATATTTGCAGTAGTGACATTAGCAGTTGTTACCGTCACATTTGTAAATGCTACGTTTCCACTGGTGATGGTTACGTTAGCCAACGTAATGTTGTTGAGCGTACCAACCGAATTACCTAGCTGGATGCTAGTATTACCCAGAGTGATCGGTGTCGCAAAGTTAGCATCTAACTGAGAAAGCGGTATTGTATTTGTTGCGTTGGCAAATTGGTATGCGACTGGCATTTTAGAACCTTACTCTTAATTCGTGTTCAAATTCAAACGTATTGTAAGTGTAAGCAGGTGCGCTACCTGTAATTGTCAACCCTAAATACTTGCCATACTGTTGCGCATCCGACTTGTAAAGATAGTAGGTGTAACCGTTTACCCAATTAATTATAGTATTGGAGCTATTTGACCACGGAATTACGTTGCTTGCATTGTTTGTCCAAGTGACAAAGTTTGTCAAAGCATACTCAGGACTTGATCCTAGTTCGCTATCAACCGTAACGTAGATTGTTGCACCTTTGTTGAAGGTTGACTCTACGCCAAACTTCAATGCTTGTTTCGTGCGGATAGGATCTCCCATAGGCATGAGCGCCGTTTGCACCATGCTGGAAATATTGGCTGTGCTGTTAGCGTATAGCTTGTAAAGAGTTCGGTCGCTTACGCCGTAGGCATTTATCATCCCTGACAAAGGGACGGAAGTGATGTAATTTAACGTGCCTTGGGATGTGATAAACCATTTCTTCTCGAAGAACACCGCTTGGACCTGTCTCGCTCCACTTTCCGGGTCGTTGTAAGTGAAGTTGAATGCCGCGCATAGAATGTTATTCAGTAGAACTTGCCCACCAGTGACTGGTTTTGAGAAATCAATGTATGTAAACACTCCGTCAAGAGGATCTGACAACTTGCTGGTAGTAGAACCAACAAGAGAATAGATCCCATAATCGTTCATGAACAACACAGAGCGGAAAAACGGGAAAATAGCGTAGATGCGCTTGGTCCCTACGCTTGCCGATACGTTGGTATTGGTAAAAAGCGTCTGACCGTTCGTATCAACTCGAACGTCGGAGAAGACGTTGATACTTGTATCACCAAAAATGTACAAAAAGTTGTTGGCAGACAGCAACGCCCGAATGTTCCCGTTCAACGTAGAGTCTTTGAGAGTTAAAGACCCCGCAGAAACGCTTGTAAAGTCGCTGTACGAGTCTGCCGATGAGTAATAGACGGTTCTACCTGCGGCCACCCAGACACGGCCTGAAAAGGTTGCTACAGAAACAATTTGGTCTGTATTGACTACCGCTGTAGCAGTGGCATTAGCCGTTGCGCCACCACCAGAAATAGTCACATTGGCTGTTGTGTAACCAGCTCCTGGGTTTGTCATCACAATTGATGAAACAGTATTCCCGAGCACGATAGCTGTAGCAGTAGCTGGAGTGGTGTTGGCGCCGCTGATAGCCACCGTTGGTGCTGACGTATAGCCAGAGCCACCGTTGTTGAGCAAAATGCTGACTGTGCCGGTCTTGAACGTAACGATCTGGGCTATAGCATTAGCACCTGACCCTCCACCTCCGGTAAAAGTAACGGTAGGAGGAGTGGTATATCCACTTCCAGCGTTTGTCAGACTTATGCTGTTGACGCCACCAGTAGAAATAACGGCTGTTGCTGTAGCAGCACCGCTAGAAAAGGTCACACTAGGTATTGTGGTGTATCCAGATCCGTTTTCGATCATTGATACAGCAACGACAAGTCCACCACTAATGCTACACACGGCTGTTGCTTGTGTGCCGCCTGGAATATTGGGAGCGCCAATGGTGACATCAGGTACAGCCGTGTATCCAGATCCACCAGAAGTGACAAAAATAGATCTTATGCCACCAGATCCGGTGACAATTGTTGCTGTAGCTACTGCTTGCACCCCGTTAGCATCATTTGGTGCACTGATTACTACGTTAGGTGCAGATGTGTACCCAGAACCTGGGTTTGACACTGCTATCAGGCCAACAGATCCTATAGAAACTACGTTTGCTCCATTCCAACTGGACAATCCCTTATCTGGATCAGCAATGATCAGTCTTTCGTTCTTCCACTGGGCAGCACTGACGTTTGCGTTGCCGAATGTGCTTGTAACGGCCACATTACTGGTCACATTACTGTTCAGATTGAACGCTTGCGCTCGACCGTCTATTTCAAAACTGACTATGTAGTCAGATACATTGATATTTGTGGATGTTAAATAAGATGTTGTGTTCGCAAAGACAACAACATTGCCAGTGCTGTCTCTAACGGCTTCTTGAGCAGGAACAATCTTGATGTTGGCGTCGCCAATAGGCATCGCGTTCTCTATCCAAGAGAACTCGTCTTCGCTGATCGCAGTCCGGTTGGCCTTGGTGTTTAGCCCACGGAACTTCTTGAGAACAGCATATGATTTTTTCTGTTCTTGAGAGGCCATGTTAGTAAGGGCTACTATAAGGGTCCGGAATTCTGCGTGTAAACACAGAATTCAACACACTCTGAACTTGACGATTGTATTGCTGGAGAAAAATCTCAGATTCCCCGTAGCTTTGTTCTTTGTACTTTGCTTTGTAGGCCGCGTAGAACGCCACAGGAACGGTGTACGGGTCTAAGATGGTGTCAGGTGCGGCAGAAGTGTTCAGAGACAATGCGGTAGGCAATACTACGCTATCCACTTCTATGCTATAGGACTGGTCAGGGATAGGTGA